CGTATGTTAGAGTTGGTCAACAGTTAACTAAATCTCCTATAGATGAAAACGCGCCTATACATGATTTATTTATAGCTAAAAGAGTTGAAAGATTATTTATTGATGCTGATCAAGAAGGTTTAGATAGCAAATCTATTAAGTTAAACCGAGTACCAGATAAAATGAAAGCTGGTCAAATAATAGAGTTTGAATCTTCTCCAACTGATGGTATTGAAGCAAATACACCTTTATCTGTTACTAGTCATTTTGCTGGAAGCGCAGTGCTTACTGTTCAAGCTTCATTTGCAAATGTATTTAGTTACGCAGCTGTTTTCAATCAAGTTCAAGCATATCAAAGTCAACTAGCACAAAACGCAAATGGCAATTGGGCTGCTACTGTTGGTTTAAACGATACGATTACAGTTACAGTTGGCGAAGGTGCTGATGCTGAAATAGTAAACGTACCTATTAATACTGTTTTTGTTAACGGTACTTTATCAACTGGTACTTTACCGTCAGGCACTTTTATAGTTGATATGGTTCAAACAAATCCTCTTGCCTTTACTATAACTTTAAACCAAGCTATGCCAACTAGCTTTATGCCGGTTGGTGGAACAGGCTCAACAGAAGGTGTGTTGAATACATTTACTTTAGAAGGTGTAAGTGAATTTAGTTTATTTAGAACTATTACAAATACCACCGCTACAAGAGAAATACATGGTGATGAGGTTCTTGTAAGAAGGCCTGTATTACAAGAAGTTGAATTAGTTGATAATAATGATAAAGCTGTTTTACACTTTGATAGAAGAGTTTTAAAAAATGAAATACCAGGTGTTGGTCTTTTCGGTATATCGTTTCAATATAGACTTTATTTATGGGATCCTATAACTATAAAATCAGTTGAAACTAATACTGTTGATAATGAAGTTATTCAAACTATACAGCTTAGCCATGAACTTGAAATTAGCGAAAACGAAGAGTTTACTGTTCAAAACTTAGAGTCTGAACCTGTAGCTGTTAGAACTGGTTTAACTGTTTTAGAAACAGATCCTTTTGTGTCAAATATAGATATATTCTTTGAATCATCAACAAGTGGCTTAATAAGAGATTTACATAATAAAATTAATAGCAATAGAATAAAAGCTGATACTAAAGAAATATCTTATTTTAATACGTTTATACTTGCTGGTGGTGGTACTAATGTAGAACAAAATTTAGGTGAGTTTCACGTAGAAGAGTCTAGAATAAAAGGTGAGTTTAACGGTAAATCTGTTGATTTTGGTGTAAGAGCTCATTTAATAGACACTGAATATACTCAAAGAATTAGAGGCAATGCGTTAATACACTCTGGTATATATAATGCTAAAACTTTAGTAAACAAAACTAATGAGTTTTCAATTGGTGAAAACATAACTAAAGCAGTTGATATACAAAATGGTACTATACAAAAACTATATGCTGAAGACACTAACTTAATTATATTTCAAGAAAACAAAGTTAATATTGCGGCTATAGATAAAGATATTATATTTACACAAGAAGGTCAACCGCTATCAACAGCTTCAAAAGTAGTAATAGGACAAGTAGTTTCTGTAGCTGGTAAATACGGTATAAGTAAAAATCCAGAAAGCTTTGCTGTTCATGGTAATAGAAAATATTTTGCTGATAAAAATAGAGGTACAATAATGAGGTTGTCTCGTGATGGTTTAACTCCAATATCAGATGCTGGTATGCGTAGTTTTTTTAGAGATAACTTAGCAAAAGCAAAACTCATTTACGGCATGTATGATGAGCAAAAAAATAAATATGTAGTATCACTACAAAACGATACAGAAGTTATGACTAGACAGCACGAGATTGCTTCTAGTAGCACATCTACATCAAGACTTGATCAAAAATATGCCACTTTGTCATATGATGAGGCTTCTAAAGGTTGGGTGTCGTTTTATACTTATAAACCTACGTTTGGTTTTAGTTTAAGTAATGAGTTTTACACATATAACAACGATAAATTGTTTCAACATTATAGAGATGATGTTCAAAGATGTAAATTTTATGGTAATGCTAATCCTGATCCAGCAAATATAGAGTTTGTATTTAACGATCAACCAAGTACTATTAAAAACTTTCACACTATAGATTATGAAGGTAGTACAGGTTGGCAAATGTCATCTGCTGAAACAGACATGCATCAAGCTTTTCCTATATTAAGTAGCGATACTACAGTTGATGCATTATCAATAGCTGTAAATTTTGTTAATAAAGAAAACAAATATTATGGCCATATAAGAAATAATACAACAACAACTGCTTTAAATCAAATAGTAGGTGTTGATTTATCAGGTATAAAAGGATATTTTAATAAAGTAAAAATGCAGTATTGGAAACCAACAGAAGCTATTGCTTCATCTGTTAATAAAGCAGAGCTTTATGCTGTTAGTAGCGAAACTGTTTATTCATCACAATAATTATGAAAGAAAAATTATATTTGTTTTTAGGTTTGTTTTTCACGGTAACACCGATGTTTGCTGCTATTGATCCAGTAACAGGTATCTTTATGGGTGTTAGTTTTCTTAGTAGTCTTTTTGGAGGCGGAGCAGCGCGTAGACAACAAAGACAAGCGCGAAGATTACAAAGAAGGCAAGAGAACCAAGTTAAAGCTTTAGAAGCTAATAGGCAAGATATACCTGATTTTGGTCAAGATTTAGAAAATCCATT